CCTGCCCTTATAACCTTGGGTTTGTTTTTCAACTTCTTAGATTTAACATCAGACTTCTGAAGTGCATCATACTTCTGCGCCTTCATAAGAACGATCATTGATCTATGGTCTATTAACTGTTGCAGTTCTTCCCTAGAGAATCCCTGCTCTAAAGCATAAGAGGAAAGATCACCAGCCATCTTATCGCGCTTTTCCTTGTCGTTCCATTCAGGCACAGCCTCTATTAGGCGTTTGTGTTCTTCCTGAAGGGCAAGATGACGCATCTTGGCTAGTTCTTCATTCTGTTTCTGTAGGCTCCTGTCGTGTTCAACCTTTACTTGCTGAACCCTCTCTTGAGCCTCGCGGAACTCTTCCTTCTTAGTTACAAATGCAATGGGGTCTGTTTGTCGCAGGTTATCCCAATCAACATTATTAAACTGCTCTAATCCAGCCGTAGACTGTTCTGCAAATTGTCCAAGGGCTTCTATGTATTGCTGACGCTCCGCTTGTGCTTGAGTAATTTCATTAGACCATTGCTGTTGCAGTTCGGCCATCTGACTTCTCTCGCTTGCAATCTCTTGCGTCTTTCGGGTATAGTCAGAATGGCGGGAGTACCCGCTAATGAGTTCGTCAAGGCTTACCTCAAGTTCTTCACCGTCAACTTTAACGGCATAAACGTCAGGTTCCTCTTCGACCTCATCTTCTTCTGACTCTTCTTCAGATTCTTTTTCATCCTCAACGGAATCTTCTTCATCTTCAGAAACCTCTTCAGATGATTCGTCTTGAGTTTCCTCAGTAGACTCCTCAACTTCTTCAGGTGCGGCTTCCTCTGTTTCTGGAGTTTCCTTTTCAGGT